TCCAGAATCTTCTACGTTCCATTCTGAAGTTTGCACTTTCCAGTCAGGAATATTATCTTTCACAGTGAAAGAAGGTAAATCCCATATACATCTATTGTTAGGTTGTGCTGCATAATTACCATCATTTAATGCAATTATGTGTGCGCACTTATGTTCGTGCGGTATTTCAGAATGTTCGACGTCTAGTATATTACTCTCTGGATGTGCAAAGTCAACGGTAAATAAATATTTACCGTGATGCCATTTTTTATCTTTGCCTATGTACTTACCTGAAGTACCTGCTAATAAATCCCAAATATGAACAGCAGGATAATAGCTAAAACAATTCCAAAGCTGAAGTTCATCAAGTCTACGTTTTGGAACATCTTCCGGTCTAAATCCTCTCTGAATGAAGGCAGATATCGGGAGACGATAAAAGACAGCGCCATTCTCCATAATCGCATGGAATAAAATAGCACGACCTGAAATAGCGCTAAGACCAAACACAATGCAGTCTTCAACTTCTCCATGATGTTTTTTAAGATCATATAAGTACTCCTTTTTTATTTGTGCGTAAGTTGGTGGTATGTTTGCATTTAAGTAAGCCATGATTCAGTGCTATCATCAAAATCTCTGTAGTCTATGGTAATTTCGTCACCTATTTTAATATTTTTTAAGGCTATTCCATCATCATCTACATTAGGATTTGTGCTATGATTTAAATATTTTTCATTATCAATACTTAAAACGTATTCATATTTATTATTTTCATACCCATGAGATTCAATAAAATTAGCAAATGCTAAAGGCATTTTTGGTAAATTTGTTTTATCAAATCTAAATTCAAACTCAGGTCTTATTTCTTTTATCTTTTGTCCTTTCATAACATTTTCGTTTGAAAAAACTCCAACACCTTGTATTTTACTTTTGTCCAAATATGTATTTATTAAAAACATTATTTTATATCACCCCAATTAGACCCTTTTTCATAATCTACCTTATTAGGTATCTCAAGTTCAACTGCGGATTCCATAATTTCTTTTATAAGTTTAGCTTTTTTATCATCTTCTACAGAAATATCCAACTCGTCATGCACTTGTATGTGTGCAACAATTCCTTCTTTATACAGTTCTAACATTGATTTTTTAGTCATATCTGCAGCAGATCCTTGAATTAATTTATTCAAAGCTTTGTATGTATAAGCACGCTTGATGCCTGCTCCATATTCCTGGCGGGCTTGGTCAAATGGTAAAGCTTTATGTATACCAAATTGATTAGGTTCCCATAAATGAAACCTGCATAATCTACCAAGTAAAGTTCTTATCTGTCCACGTTGCTGTGCTCTGTTAGATACAGATTTAGTTAAACTTTTTACAAATGGAACTCTTTCGTGATAGATAGAAAATAGTTCTTCTGCTTTTTCTTTTGATACACCAAGTTCTGCCTGTAGTTTAGCTTTACCCATACCATAAAACAAACCAAGATTAATTACTTTAGCTTGACTTCTTGGTATGTCTGCCATCTTAGCAACGATTGTATGAAAGTCAGCGTCATCTTGTAGGTAAGAATCTTTAACGCCAAAGACACTTGCGTCTTGATCAAGGGATGCGTAGTGAACTACTAGTCTTGGTTCTTGTTGACTGTAGTCAAAGCATCCCCACTCGCAACCAGACTCAGGAATAAAGAGGGATCTAATCATCGGCCCTAAGTCTTTGTTACGAGCAGGAATTTGTTGTAAGTTTGGATTCGAATATGAAAATCTACCAGTTACTGTTCCACCAGTATCTGATCTAATTTGATTTATGTCTGCATGAATCCTACCATTGTGTTCGTGTTTTATAATAGTATCTATAAATGTTGTATGTGCCTTGTTAATCTCTCTTGCTTTTGATATACATTGTACTAAAGGATGTTTATGAGTAGAAAGAAAGTTTTTAGTAAATGAAGGCGCTTGTGTTTTTTCTGTCCGTTCGTATTCCAGGTTTAATTTATCAAAGACTTTGGCTATCGATCGCGCTGCCCATATTTGAGTTTGTACTCCTGTTTCTTTTTCTACTTTTTGGAGTAATGTTTCTTCTTCTGATGCTAGTTGTTGCTTCAGTGTATGAGCTTTTTGAACGTCCACTCTCACCCCAAGAAATCGCATATCGACCAGGCAAGGAAAAAGATCCGTTTCCAAATCAAAAATAGATTGAAGGTCTTGGTCTATAATTTCTTTTTGCATAACTTTCCAAAGTGCTAAAGTTAATTCTGCATCACGTTCAGCATAGTTACCTACATACATTGCAGGCATCTTCCACATATCAGCTTTAGGATCTAGTCCCCATTCTTTTGCTGCATTGTTTAGTTCTGCCTCACTCTTACCTTGACCACAATAATCCCAACCCAGTGATCCAAGATCATATCTAAATCTGTTTTCGTTAACTAATGATGCTGCAATCATAGTGTCAACAATTCTTCCGTTGACTTTTATACCCATAGCTTTAATCCATGAGATATCGTACATTGCGTTGTGAAATATTTTAGTAGAATTAGATGCACAAATATCTGTAAACCATTGAATTACTTTACTTTTTTCTAAGTTACCACCACCTTCGTGGTCGAATGGAAAGTACCCTGCATAGCCATCTGTTGCAATTGCAATGCCTACAACTTTACCTTTACCAACTACAGAACCTGAGCCCATAGTTTTTAATTCTGGATCATGTGTTTCTAAATCAATTGCAATCTCATCACAAAATCTTAAGTCTGGAAACTCAGTAGGTTTAACCCATTCTGTTTGTGCTTTAAATATCATATTATTTTTTAGGTTCATAAACATGTTCTTCTTCTATTATTTTATTTAGTTTATCTTTATTACTAAAAGCATACAAAGCAGCGTGGTGATCTTTAGGATATATTTCCCATGAAACTAATCTAGGATATATCTCTAAGTCAAACGTATACTTATCTTCAACTTTAATAGTTTTTTTAATTATAGATTTACTCGGCATTGTAGTCTCTTTCCTTTATCATTTCTAAATAATGTATAGCTTTATCTATGTCTTCTACTCCGCCTTTGTGAGAGTGTCTGCATATATATTTTATAGCATTCCCTTCTGCAAAAAGCAATTTATTCTTGTTTATAAATTCTGCTGGCTGTATTTTCATGTACATATAATGTGTACCTGAAACTTGTTTTAAGTATGGATCGTCGCTCATATTTTAAACTCCTTAGATTTGTTTGGACATTTTATTAAGTATAAATTTTTCATAGTTCTTGTGATACCTACATACCAAACACGATATTCTTCATCTTGTTTTTGTATAGATTTTTTTGCTCCTTTGAGTGTATTTGATGTGTGGTTTAAAAACAAAACAACGTTAGTTGCTTCACCACCTTTTGCACCATGTATCGTTGATACTTTTATTCTTGCTTCTTTTGTTGGATCTTCATTGTTAAGTAACAATAACTTCATGTAAGTTATCTGACTGTCAGATACATTGTTAAATGCATCATACCATTTCAACGATAGATTCATTGGTCCTTTTATTCTTTCTTTAATTCTTTGTAATTGTATATCAGGAAGAGTGATCTTTTTTTGTAATTGAGACCAGTATTGTATATCCTCATACAAACTTTTACCAATACTATTTCCTTGTGTTGTATTAAAAAATAAACCTTTCTTTTTTAAATAAGTTGGTATTGGTTTTAATAATGATTTAGTTCTTGTAAGTATTAACCAATCACCTGTAGACATATCTATATCTGATAGTTTATATCTTTCGTAAATTTCACCAAATTCAGACTTTGGAAAATACTCTTTGTCAATTCTATTATCTTGTATTCTATCAATGACATCTAATGCAATTTTCTGTATACTACTCGGCACTCTTTCTGACTTTGTAAGTGGTATTTCTGTTGCGTCATAGTCAATAAAAGAATCTACATCTGCACCAGCCCAACCAAATATAGCTTGGTCATCATCACCTGCTACCCACACATCACATTTTGTATCTTGTTCTATTTTATTTATCATAGACCATTGTATTAGCGACAGATCTTGTGCTTCATCTACAAATATAACATCAAACTCTGGCACATCTTTTGTGTCTAAAAATTTTTGTATCATGTCTGTAAAATCTATAAGACCATATACTTTTTTATAGTTGTTAATTTCTTTTTCTATTGCATCTAGTTTGTCTCTTTCAATTTTAGATAAGTGTTCGTTTAAATCTAACTGATCTAATACAGATATTTGTTTCACTCTTGCTAAGTTAATTAGCCCTAGATACTCACTGTCAGATGAAAATATACCATTCCAATTATTAGTTTCATATGACGCGTATTTAATTTGTATGCCACAGCTATCACCTATTGCTTTGTAGTTAAGATCTTGCATAACGTTTTCTTCTTTAAGACCTAGTCTATTAAATGCTAGTGAGTGTAGTGTTTGAAAGTATTTTATATCTTTCTTTGTAAGTTCTGTTTTTATTTTTAAAAACCTATCTCTTGCTTCACCCGCAGCTTTACGAGTAAAAGCAAAGTAACCTATACGATTTAGCGGTGTGCCTTTGTCCACATACTTCTGTACTTCGTTTAACAATCTTCTTGTCTTACCTGTGCCTGGTGGACCCACTACCTTATATCTCATTAGTAGTTACTCTCTTTTCTTTCAACTGGTTTATATTCTATCTTATCTATATGTAATTGTTTTAGTCTACATACTTTAATTGTTTTACCATCTACATTTAATGAATGGTTGAACTCAACTTGACATTTATCTTTTAGTTTCTGTGCTATTCTTTCCTCTGGTATTTTCCAACTAGATCCTAGGTGATCTATGAAAGAATTAAATCTAAATAAATGAAAACCCTCTTCTGTCAAACAAGAACCACTGTTGATTTGTATTCTGTTTTTTGCACGTGGCCCATTAACACAATATTGATATAGTTCTTCATTCAATCTATCTTCTATTTGTGTGCCTGCTGGCGGTGATATCTTAGTAGAACCTTTTCTAAGTTCTGTTAGTTTTGCTCTAAAATCTTTTGGTTTTAATGGTTCATGGTAGATACCTGTCTGTTCCCATATCAAATCTAACAACTCAGTTTGTTTTGTAATTAATCTTCTGTGGTTTGCAACAACACCTTCTTTAGTTCCATCAGGTAGTACAACATTAAATCTATATTCTGGTTCTGCATACATTATAATTTCAAAATCTGTGATGTCAGGAAACATTGTAATACTGTCTGACTTAACACCAAACGGCCTTGAGAAACAAAGTGTACGCATGCATTTACTTTGTATTGGATCTTCATAACAAGTATGACCTGCAGTATCTTTTTTCCATGCAGTTATTTTAGAATCTAGTTTTGTTTTATCCCATGGGTCTTCTAGATAACTATAGTTTGCTTTTGCAACTTGATCTGGCCATTTGTCTTTGTATTTCTTTTTAGCAAAGACCATGTAGTTATACATAAACCTATCTCTACCATCATCTAGTTTTCGTTTTGAACACAATGCTAAACATGGTGGACCATCTTCAAACTCTGGATCTGTACCTATTAATATATTTCTGTATGTTTCATCTACTAGTTTTTCTAGTTCTTGTTTACCAATCTTGCTTTGATTAGCAACTTCTATAAATTTTTCTAAATCTAATTTGTTATTATCTTTATCAACTGCATATCTTTTTGTGCTACCATTATTGTAGTAAGGTAAGTTTATAAAGTTACCTGGTTTTATTTCGCCTTTGTCATCTTCCTTTAATTCTTTCTGTTTTGGAAAAACCTCTGTGTCAGGATCTAATCCAAGTGGCAGAAGAAAAGACTTCAACGCCGAGATCAGATCGACAGCTGGTATGGGTTCTTTTAAAAACAAGTAACAATGCAATCCTCCACTCTTAGATAACAATGGTATTAGTGGTAATTTAAATTGTTGAAACAATGCTAGATAATGTTCAACTTTAAAACTTGAATAATCTTTTGAGTCTATATCAATACAACCAAACTGAACTGTTTTATCTAATCTACATGGTTGTATACCAATAGATATTTTACCTTCAATGTGATCTTTATAATCACCTTGTGTAATTGGTCTACCAGCCCACTCATAGTTTGGTTTGAGTTTGTTTTTGTCAGTGTCTAATTGTGCCGAAGACATATCGGCAATACCAAAGTCGCCTTGGTATCCAGTAAATAATTCTATAAATTTTTCAACCATAAAGATCCCGGGTCGGAGCGGCTCCACTCTCGCTTTGCCGCTCCTATCTGCTCCATAAGAGTAGAATTAGTAGTTAGATTCCTCTTGTGTTACAGCTGCAGCTTTTTGCTGACTGTTTTTCAAAGAGTTATAAAAATCTCTAGCCATTTGATATAGGCCGGCATTGTCTACTTTTCTTACCATAGACACATTGTAACCATGCCAAGTAAAACTACCTGAGTTTTCAACAGAATTTAATTTATAAATTCTAGAAAATGTAGGTGCTTGTAAAGATTTTCCTGTGTTAGGATCGTTTTCAAATTCATTCTCCATTAAAGAATTCCATTGTCTACTTACCTTAAGCTGTGTTGACTTCATAGTCATCAAAGCTTTCTCCGGTCTCTCACCATTAATAATTACAAAGTGATTCGCTGTTTTGATAATTTCATTTCCATTATCTAACATATCTTTGTTTCTATCATTTTGAGTTACCTTCGACATAATTCCAGGTCCTCTGTCATTATGTATAGGTCTACCTTCTCTTTTTTCAAAAGGTGCCCACTCTGGATATGTCATCTTGTAGAATACAGGAATAACTTCTATTCCTTTTTCTCCATTATACAGTTTTTTTGTAACTGTATTGTAGAACATACCAGCTTCAGCGCCTTCTACATACTTTGCATGTTTCTTTTTAGTCTCATCTGATCCTGATTGTAACAGTTTCAAAAAAGGTAAAGCTAGATCTTGTTTGTCTACGTTCTCTAAACCCATTCCTGAGTCTGATACGAAGTCCAAAGTTGCTAATGATCCACTTTCTTGTTTTACTACGTCTCTTGTTTCTTCATTCATATTATTTGTTCCTTGTTATTTTTGTTTTGTTTCCCTTAAACAGATTAAAATGTTCAGAAGGTAAGTCTAAATCTTTTTCGACTCGCTCTCTGAATAGTGCTTTGAGAGTCATGGGTTCCACTTTAAG